AGCAGTGCCAGACTCGGTAGCGGCGTTTGTACCAGTGTACACGAATACGCCAACGGTTGCTGCCATTGATTTCTCCTAGGGCATGACGCCCGAAAACTAAGCCGGGGGTCTAGCCTTCCCCGGCATATCCCATGTTACGGGATATCCCATTCGTTCTTAGCATATGCTTCTGCAAGGTCTAGCATCTGCATGACCGTTGCGATTTGGGCAGGGGTTAGCAGTTCCGTAACATCAACGTCACGCAACTGCCTGCCCTGAATAGACGGAACATCGGTGATTGACTCAGCGATAATCTTGACGCAAGGGTCGTGGTTATCGAAAGTCCCGAACGCGATGTTACCTGTGAAGTTACGGTAGAGGTCAACTCTGACCCTGACTCCTGTTTCAGTGACCGTGACTGTCGCCATTGTACCTCCTAAATCTTGATGATGTAGTTCAGAATGATGTACGGCATCATGTTCGATGGCGAGTCATGCGCAGAGTGCCCATCAACCGCGCCGCCAGAGTGGGACAATGCTGCGTGGTTTGATGGCTGCGTGAACGTGTGAGCCGCTGGCTGAGTAACAGAGTGGGACAGTGCCGTTTCCTCTGTGTTGGTAAGAGAGTAGTTGTCGGAGCCGGATGGAGTGCCTGTGTTAGCGTAGTTTGCTGGCGTGTGTGCACCACCAGTTCCGAACGGCGGGGTTGAGCGCCAGAAGATACCACCCGAGTTCTGACTGAGCGGTGCCTCGTGCTTGTGGCCAGTGTGTGTGGCAACCGCCGTACCAGAGTGCGCGCTGACCGCGCCACCGGTATGTGCGTCGATTGTATGGCTGGACGGCTGCGTGAATACATGGGCTGAATGGCCAGCATGCGTGTGTGTCGTAGCGCCGCCAGTGGAGCCGATTGCCTCTGCGTTGCGACCGTATGGGACACGGTTGATTAGGCTAGGAAGGTTGAAGGTTGTCGAACCGTCACCGGCACCGTAGGTGGTACCGATGAGGTTGAACAGTGCTGCATATGTCGTCCTGCTGACAGCACTACCGTTGCAAAGCAGGTAGCCATACGGAGCGGTGTTCGTACTCCACAGCAGGATTGAGCCTGTTGGCGTGTCGCCATCAGCAGAACCGTAGTATACCGTGCCAGCCGGAAGCGAAGCCTGAAATCCATTCAACTCGTACCAAGTCTGGCTTCCGCCGCCAGATGCTTCCTCGTTGATAACAGTCAGGTACGAGTGGCTATATGGGTCGGGGATTTGGAGCCAGACCTCGTATGCGGTAGGCCCAGCGACAGAGGTCACGACGACGGCCACGCCTGACGGACGAAAATCAACTGCGTCTGTCACGCCGACAGACACCGCAGGTTGGTTCCCGAATGCCGCCTGCTGCTTGACCCTGAACCTGATTGTACCACGTGTCCATGAGGTTCCGCCACTGCCATTTCCAGACACTTCGATTACTGCAAAGTTGTTCTGGTACTGGCTGACGATTGTGCCGCTGGCAATCTTTGTCCACTTGCCGCCATCGCTAAGGCTTGTGTTGGACGTTTGGTATGTTGGCGCTCCCGTCATCAGCGGTGTCGGTGCTGCAGTACCGTCCCCAACGAGGACTTGACCGTTATCGGTGTCGAGCGCCAACTTCTTGTACGTCGTGGCTGGTGGGTAGATTTCAGCAATCCACCTGTCGCCAGTGCCGTAGTCGATTGCGACCTTTACGCTGTCTCCGATGGTGACGTAGGACGTTTCAGGTACGCGGAAGCCGTCACTGATGTATGCGCCATCAGTCTCGCCATAGAGGTAGGCACCTGCGGTCTTGCCGTCAGACGAGACTGAGGCGATGGTGCCCCACGTCGTCTCGACCTTGGCACCGCTGCGCGTGAGTTTCTGGATGCGACCGTCGATAACGTCAATGATACGCGATGCGTCGTTTAGTCCCAACTGTGTCGTCATGAAGCCAACTTAATCTCCCGCAGAAGCCTAAGCGTCTGACGGCTGCTGGACAGCGGCACGGTGAATGCCCTGAGCCTGTAGTTGCCGTTCAGTTGCGAAAACTCCCGCTCGTCAACGTGGATAACATCGTTACCCTCGTACGCCGGGTTGCAGATTGTCTCTAGTGTGATATCCTCGTTGATGAGGACATGCTTATAGAATAGACTCTCAGCGGTCTTATCTGCAACTGCTTGCGTCCCGATGTTGTCAGACTCGTACTTGAACACACGCTCTCCAAGCCTGCTGATGTTGGTTACGCTAGCAGGGTCGTTATCCCTGACGCGGGAGATAACGACGTTATCCTTGTCCTTGGTTCCGAGCACGAGGACTACATTGTACAGGTTGTTGTCGGTGTACGACGACTTGATTGTGATGAGGTTGTTGTTGTCGTTCGGGTCGTAGGTGTAGACTACGGCTGTGTCTCCCGGCCTGCGGAAGTCCTGCGTCGTGAGACGACCGAGCGTATCAAAGTAAACGTCGATGCCATAAGACTTGCAGAGCGCAGCAAGGGCCTCGCCACGGTTGTCTCCCTGCTCGACGGAGAACTTCTTGGAGAGTTCCCTGTCCGCAGCGGACCTGCTGCTGAGCGGGTCTAGGTTCCTGTACTGGATGCCAGCGGCGTCAGCGATTGCGTCGATGACCGTGTTGATGCTAGTGCCAGCGGCCCAAGTCTTAGCCTTGGGGAACATCGACTTGCTCAACTTCTTCCACAGGTCGGAGCCAGACAGAACGACCATGCTCATGTTGCGCTCTACCGCAACGTCAGCGTTGTCAATCATGAAGGTGCCAACTGGCACCATTTCCGTTGCGCTACCGAAGTCGATACCACGGTAGAGCCTGATGAGCCTGTTGACGTAGAACAGCCCACCCCAGTCCGAGCGGGGCGACCAGATAGAGTCAGGATTGAGGACAGATGCGTTGAACGTCCTTCTCGTCAGTCGAGTAACATCTACGTCAACAGAGCCATCAGTCATGGTCTTTGTGGCGTCATTGCTCTTGACACCGGAGTCAAGGAACTCGTATACTGGGTTGAAGTTGGTGTCGAGGACGACCATCTTCGAGCGGAAAGTGTGAACAGGGTCTTTCAGGGCTGCAAGGAATGAAGATGAAACTGCGTACACTTACTCGACCTCTGTCCACACGAGCGTCACGTTGACGTGACCGCCGCCCATGTAGTCCTTCGATGGACCGCTGAACTCCACGAACCAGATATCCCCGAACGGAGACTTCAAGATGTGAGGGCCAGCGTTGTTCTTGATGTAATCGACCTGAGCGCGAGCCGTCTCGCGTTCCTCGTCCTTCCACCTGCACTGCAGGGAGCCCTCAGCGCCGAGTGCCTTACCACGGACAATAACCTTGCGGCTAGTGCCAAGCGGCTCGAACACTTCCTGCTGGACAGGCTCCACGAACGGAGCAGCCGAGACAGGAACCTCGAAGATGTGGGCCGGGTTGCGGTCGGCTCCGACGACGTACCACGAGTCGGTGTCGAGGACTTCTGCGGCAATGTCGGAGTCGCCGCTTTCGAGGTCCGCGTCACCAACGACGATTGACCACTGCGTAATCTTGTAGTCATACGAGATTGTGTTAGCGGTCAGGTAGTCGGCGTATTCCACGGTGGACTGGTTGACGATTTCATCGAGCAGTTGCCACTCGAACTCAGTCGTCTTCTTGCGGTAGATGGTGTACTTGCGGAAGGACGAAGGAGTCGTGTTGCTCTGAGTCCACCTGCAGATGACGGCAGAGCGAGACTCGTCCGCAACCGCGATGAAGTCAGTGATTGGGTCTGGCGCGGTCCAGTTCGTTGTGGTAGTGTTGATATCCCATGCCGACGACAAGCCGTCAGTGTCCCACGTCCTGAGACGGAACTCGTAAGACTTGCCATTGACAAGTGTGCCTGCCGGGTATGCGTAGGAGTTGACGGAAGTGTAGAGCCTGCCACTGTCGTAGATGGTTGACTCTGTATCGACACGCCAGATTACCAACTGGTAGGAGTTCTGAGCCTTGCCGCCCGAAGACGACTGCGACCACGTGACGTTCACCGCTGGCGAAGTCAGGGTCGATGCGTCCGCTGGCGTACTGAGTGTCGCAACCGGAGACTGCGACGGCTTGAACACCGTGTACGAAGTCCAAGAGCCAATGGCCCCCATCGCGTCACGGTACCTAGAACGGTACTTGTACTCAGTCTCGTATGCAAGCGGGTTGGCCGCTCCGGTCACCTTCAAGATGCCAGCGTCACCGTCAGTCACGGAGTTCGTTCCTGCGATGAGGTCAGCGTCCTTCCAGAGCGAGTAGACCAGAACTGAGTCTGAGTTGCGGTAGACCTCGACCTCGTAGGCAGTCGGGGAGTCACCACGAGTCGTCTTCTCGTTGTCGTTGAATGTAGACGTGAACGTCGGAGTCAGGTCGTCAGGGACGATTTCGCCACTGGCCGGTGACAGTCCAGACGGAAGTGCTGGGTCGCTGTTCAACACGAACGGGTAGAGCGACGAGTACGCACCCGGAGCGCCACTGGACTTGACATAGGATGCCTGCCAGTAGTATGTTACCCCCTTGGAGAGAGTGGTGCCGGTGTACAACTTCGAGAACGTCGTGCCGGAGCCAGCGGTGTCACCGCTGTCCCACAGGGCGGCACCAGAACCATCAGAGGTCGGGTAGACCCTGATGCGGAAGGTGCTGATTGTCTCGCCGCCAGACGTGGTGCCGTCGAACGACGGAGCCGTTGCATCAATGCGCAGGTCGTCAACGTAGATGGTCCTGCTGACAGAGGCAGAGTATTCAGCGACGATGCCAATGAGCGTCACGTTGGCCCAGTCCTCAGTGCCAGCAGTTACAGTCGGGGAGCCCTTGGTGACGGTCTTTTCTTCCCACGCAGCGCCAGTGGACGGCGTGATTGCGTACTCGCTGTAGTTGAGGTTCGGAGAAGCGCCGAAGCCGAAGCGAACCTTGACAGACGTTACCGAAGTAAGAGAGTCGATGTAGGACCAAATCTTGATAGGCGTCTGCTTGCCGTACCTAGCGAGGTTCATGGACACGGTGCGGTACGCCATCTGAGCGCCGGAGAATGTTCCGGTGAACTTGACAGAGCCGCGACCAACCTGCTTTGTCGTTCCCTCGAACGTAGCCGTCAGGTTTGCGCCGTTGGTGAAGCCAGTGATATCATCGTAGTCGTCAAGAACCTGCGGAGCACCAAGCCATGCGTCAGACGTTGGAGAAGTCAGAACAGGGACAAGAGCCGAGTCCATGCTGAACTGGACAAGGCCGGTGTAGCCGGAGCCCCACGTAGAGCCGGAGTCAGCGGAGACACGGACCTTCCACTTGTAAGATGTTCCGAAGGCGAGCGTAGCGAGGTTGACAGTTCCGCCAGTAGCGTAGGTCACTGTCTTGCTTGGGCCAGCGGTCATCGTCTGCGTGCCTGAGTCCCAAAGGACAGCATCAGCCAAGGAGTAGACAATCAGGTTCCAAGCGTTGAAGTTGGTGGAGCGACCGAACGTAAAGTCAGGGGTCGTGTCTGTGACCGGAGACACCGGAGCGGTCATCGTGATTGAGCCAGCAGCCGGAGTCGTGAAGTATTGCAGGGCACTCCAATCGGAGACGCCACCAATGGAGGACGTGACCTGAACCTGCCATGCGTATGACGTGCTGTAGGCAAGCGTAGCGCCACCGTAGGTACGAGAGAAGCCAGTAGACGTGACCCCCGTTGCGCTGCTGCTTGTCCACACCGGGTTCACAAGGTCAGTGGCCGCGAACACCTTGATGTATGCGTTGGTGAGCAGGTCTGCAGTCGTGGCGCGAGAACCGGCAAAGGTCGGCATAGGGTTGCCCGAGCCGTCGAGCGAAACGACCGTTCCGCCAGTCGGGGTCAGGCTGATTGCGGTTCCCGTCTTGTGGGTCTTGAAGGAAGGGGTCGAGCCCCAGTTACCGTATGTAGCGCCGTTGGAGTCGTATGTATATGCGGACCAGTAGTACGTGGAGTTCCACGACAGGGCCGGTCCAGAGTACAAGACCTGCTTCGTAGCGGTCGGCGTGACGGCCACGTATCCGGTGTCCCAAACCCCGCCCCACGCCGAGTTCCAAACGTACAGCCTGTAGGCAGACATAAGGCTGTCAGAGGCGTCAGGGTCGCTGTGGGTAATAGAGAACGTCGGAGTGAGTGTCTTGATATCAGTTGTCGGGCTTTCGACCAGAGCCAATGTTGGAGCGTTCGGTACGCTGTTGACCTTGAACCTAGACTTGGTAGTCTGGTACGGTCCCCAAAGGCCACCGTCGTCCTGAGCGCGGACTGTCCACTGGTAGTATGTGTTGCCGGTCAGGGCCGGTCCATTGTAGACCTTGCTGATGGTCGAGCCAGCGATGGTGCCCGAGTCCCACTTCAAGGTAACGCCGTCGTCGTTGTAGACGAGGATTTGGTAGTTGGCCATGACCTCGCCAGCGTCAGGGTCGTTGAACGTAGCCGTGAACGTCGGTGTGAGGTTCTGGACAACCGTGTTCCCGGTCGGGGCAAGGTTGGTCGGGGCAGTCGGCGCAGTGTTAGTTGAGTAGTCAACTACAATGTATGCGTCGTAAGACGAGCCCTTCTCGGTTGACCAGATATCAAACCGCTCGTTTGCATCTGCCTCGTCGGAGGACATGATGCGAACGCCGTAGAACGTTCCAGCACCGTTGTTCCAAGCCTGACGAACGATGCCTGTGATATCCTTGGAGTACCAAGTGTTCTCCGCGCAGTTAGTGATTGAGAGCGTAGCGCGGTTGGTTGACGAGCACGCAGGAGCAATGTCGTCAGACGAGTGCCACGTCTCACCAGACGCGGACGAGCCCTCAGACCATGATGCAGTGATGAGGTCGATGTAAACTGCAACGTTGTCGCCAGCATACGAACCGTGATAACCGTCTGCAGTCTTGATGTACAAGGTCGCGCTGTTGATAGCCGTCCAGCCGGTCCAAGAGTACGAGAAGCCAATGAAGGCACGTGCTGCGTCTCCACCGTCAAGCCACGACATATAGCCGACAGGCAGGTGGATATCGACTCCCGAGCCGTAGTTAGTACCGGATACGTTGTCCTTGTTGGCGTTCCAAGTTACAGTTGCCATCTATTAGTCCACCGCTGACATATGTTCAAGAGCCCTAACCATGTCGGAGCCCGTGATAAGGTTGGAGAGGGTAGTCATGTCGAGGCCCGACACGCTTCCGTCGCCAGAGGTTACGTCCACATTGAGGTTGATTGTGCGGGTTGCGTCGGTCGAGGTAGAACTCGTGAACGCTCCGCTGACAGATGTTGCAGACTCAGAGACGCCGTTCATGGCGTCAGTGATTGCGCTAGCCTGAGCGACCATTGCGTTATATGCATCATCTGTCCTCTCGATGCCGACCGCAAGGCCGCGAACGATGTTCTCACCGATTGCGGCCATGACACGGGAAGGAGACTTGATGCCAAGTGCGTCGAGGATAGGACCCGGAATGACGTTCTTGATGAATGTCATTACCTTGTCGATAATCCAGTCCTTAGCGTCGTTGATGCCCTTCCACAGCCCAGCGACAATGTTCTTGCCGATGCTGAGCATGATGGTGGCAGGGCTTGCAATGCCAAGGAAGTCCTTGATGCCGTCGATAATGTCGCCAACGAAGCCGGTGATTGAAGTGATAGCGCCGCCGACTGCATCGCCAATGCCCTTGACGAGCCCGCCGACAACATCACCACCGAACTTGATAATGGTGTCGATGAAGCCCTTGACGTGGGAGTAGATTGAGTCCGGGCCGTCTCCGAAGAATGCCTTGAAGACGCCATCCACGATGCCGAGTCCGGTCGAGATTACATTCTTCATGCCTTCGATGAAGCCGTTGATGATGCCGCCGACAATCTTCAAGATGCCGTCAACGATGTTCTGAATGCCCTTCCAGAAGGTGTCCCAGTCTCCGGTAAGGAGCGCGGTGAAGACATTGAAGACGCCCTCGATAATCTGGAAGAAGCCCTCGATGACACTGGCGATTGTCTCAACGATAATCTTGACTGCGGTGCTGATGCCATTCCACATGGTTGACCAGACCGCGAAGATTGCTTCGAGCCAGTTGCCGATGAACTCACCGATGAACGTGAGGACAGCGTTGATGATTTCCTGAATGCCATTGAAGTTGGTGTCAACGTTCAGGCCGAGGCTGTCAAGCCAGCCCATGATTGCGTTGACCACTTCCGTAATCTTGTCGCCAAGGAGGCCGAAGAACTCACCGGCTGCTGCAAGAGTATCGCCAATCTGCTCGAAGACCGGGGTGAACGTCTCTACGAGCCAGTTGACCATGGACGTGAATGCAGGCACGAGGACGTTGTTCACAAAGTCAGCGATGCCCTGCAGGATGGGAGGAATGACCTCTTGCAACCACTGGAAGACCTGAGCGATGACCGGCCCCACGTTGGTCTGGAACCAAAGCACGATGCCGTCAACGAAGTCGCGGAAGCCGAGGAAGTTCGTTTCATATGCTACCACGAAGGCAGCGATGGCTGCAACGATTGCCATGATTACGAGGCCGATTGGGTTAGCGGCCAGCGCAGCGCCGATGGCCCTGATGCCACCAGCAACGGCGGTCAGCGCGCCCGGAGCAGCACTAATCATGCCCGGAATACCAGCGATGCCGCTGGCGACGGTGCTAATGCCGCTGGCGACCATCTTGAAACCACGGAGGCTTTCGTTGAGCGCCTTGAACGAGTCGTTGAGGATATTCAGGCCCTTCCACGTCGCAGCGATTGCGACGAGCGCACCAGCGACACCCTTCAATGTCTCCACGTCCTGCGGGGTCATGCGGTCGATTGCGTCAGCAAGCCAGTTGACGAAATCAGCCAACTTGCCGAGTCCCTTGTCGATGAGCCTAGTGATGTTGTCGATGAGCCCGCCGATGCCCTTTGATGTGCCGTCGATGCCGCCGAACAGACGGTCGAAGGCATCGCTCAGCGCACGGAACAGGTTGCCGAGCGCATCACGGATGCCGCCTGCGTTCTGGTAGATGCGGGTTCCGAGCAGAACGAACGCTGCGATAACTGCAGCGATTGTTGCGAGCATCGGGAGCATGCCAGCGATGACAAGGACGATGGTGTTGACGAAGAAGATGAGCGTGCCGACTGCCAACATGATTGCGCCAGCAACTACCGCAAAGATGGTTCCGAGCGCAGCCCACTTAGCGAACTGCTTGACCATCGAAGGGTTCTTCTTTGCCCAAGCCATGACCTTGTTGAAGGACTCTAGCAGCCAGTCAATAACCGGCATAACGGCGTCAGCGATAGTCTTTGCGGTTTCCTCGAAGACAGGTGCCATTTCGTAGATAGTCGCAGACAGTTCCTCCAAGATAGGAGTCAACTTCTTCGCAATCATCTGGCCGATGTTGAGCAGGACAGGCTCAATGGTCTGCCTCAGGAGGCCCTTGATACCAGCCCACGAACCTGCTAGAATGTCCCAAGACTTCTTGAAGCCTTCGGTAGCGTCCTTCTGGTTGACACGGTAGTCAACCCACGACTTAGCGCCGTCCTTCAATGCCGAGTGCGCGATATCGAGCATTTCGGTCATGACCGGCAACTCGTTAGCCGTGGTGATGGTTGCGAGCAGGTTGGCCTTCTGCTGGTAGGTCATGTTCTTGGTGGCCTTGGCCAACTTCCAGATGTACTTCTCCATCCCAACGAAGTTGCCCTTGGAGTCGAACGCGACCTTGTTGTACCCGCCCTGAGCCTTGAACAGTTCGTTCAACTTCTCCTTAGCGGCAGCAGTCGGCTTTACAATCTTGATGTAGGTCTGACGGAGAGCACGACCAACCTGAGAGCCACGGAAGCCTGCGTCACCCAACGCTCCAAGGACCGCGACCATTGTCTCCAACGGCTCCTTAGCGTTACCAGCGACAGCACCGAACATCTTGAAGGACTCAATCAGGTTCGGGAACTCCAAGGCCGTCTTCTGCGTTGCGAAGTGCAGGAGCGAAACTACCTTTTCCGTTTCACTCATCGGCTTGTTAAACTGCTTCAAGACAGCGTAGACGCCCTTGATTGCAGTTTCATAGTTCGTGTTGGTCATTGCCGACAACTTCATGATTGCCGACACATTCTTCATGGACCGTTCCAAGTCATCCTGAGTCTTGATGACCTCACCGGTCGTGGACTGCCAGAAGTACAGACCCTTGGCAACTTCCTCTGCCGGGAACAGCCGCATTTCGCGCGCTACGTCCTGAACCTTCTTCTTCAACGCATCATAGATTGGCAGGGTGTTATCAAAGATGCCAGCAGCACCAGCGGCACGGTTCAAGGTGAACTCGAACTCGCCCCACTTGTCGAGCATGCCGTCGATTACACCGACAATCCTCTTGCCGAAGCCAACGAGGTCGCGGCCCATGGCCTGCAGGTGGACACCAGCACGGAACACGGCGTCCATGGCACGCTCGACACGGTTCAGCCTGTTGCTGAACTTCTCGTAGATGCCCATGAGGATGCCGGTGGACTTGCCTACCTTGCCGTTGGCGTTAGCGAGATTTGCCTGTACCTGAGCGAGGCGTGCGGCTGCGACAGCGGCACGGCTGGCAGATGCGGAAGCGTTGTTCTGCGCCGTCGTTACACGAGCGGAGGCGGCTGCAGCGTTGGACGAAGCGGTCGATGCACGAGACTGTGCTGCGCCGAGGCCGACGACTGCCGCTGCGGCCCTAGTAGCCGCCGCCTGAGCCCTAGACTCGGCATTGGCAACGCCAGCCTGTGCTGCAGCAAGGCGGGCAGAAGCCTGCTGTACGGCAAGTTCTGCGCGCTGCAGTCTGGTGGCAGATGTGGCAGAGTTTGTCTGAGCAGCGTTGAGCCGAGCCTGAGCGGCCTGCAGGTCTGTAGCGGCCTTGTCTGCGCGCGACTGTGCTGCGGTGACACGGACCTGCGCTGCTGCGGCCTGTGATGCGGCTGTCGAGGCGCGTGACTGTGCAGCCGCAAGGCGCGTCTGAGCAGTCGCTACCCTAGCGGTTGACGCGGCGAGTCTGTCCTGCGTCATCTGCACGCGAGCATTCGCGTCGTTCAACTGCTTGATTGCGCTGAGGCCGGTAACTTCTACCTTAATCCTTAGGAGGATATCGGTTGCTGCTTCGCTCATTCGGTGCCACCAACGGAAGAAAGGGCCGTTCCAAAGGTTGCATCAACTGTTCCGATATCGGTATAGTTGTTGCAACTGTTGAAACGGCCCATGTGTTTCCTAACTAAGAGTCTTTGCGGCTACGGCATTCTCGCCCGAACGGAAGTGCTCGAACATGGCCATGAGCCAAACAGGTTGGTCAAGCATCCCGCCAGCCTCGGGAAGTTGCGAGAACCCTGTGACGAACTCCGTCAACTTGTTCTCGATTGTCTTTCCACGGTTCTTCTCAACCTTCATGTGGAACAGTTGAACTGTCCTGCACACGAGGTACGTGTCAAAAGCCCTAGCGATGCGGGGGTTCCGCTTACGGAGGTTATCCGTCTTGAAGCCTCCCGCATGCTGGCGCGCTAGGTCGAAGGCTACTTTCCCTCGGCGCTCGACGGGAGAAGGGACTCGAAGTGCTCAGCCAACTTGGTGTCGAGCACGAGGCCAGCCTCAGCGGACAGGCTCTCATAATCGTCGGAGGTCGGCTTGCCCTCAGTGAGGGACCAACCTACGACAAGGGTGTCAAACAGAACACGCTGGAAACCAGCGGCGTCAGCCACCGAGAGGCCGGTTCCGCCCTCTGTAACTGCGGGCATAGCCCCAGCGAGAGCATTGAACTCGCGCTTCGTAATGTCAGCGCGAACCACGATGTAGTCAGTTTCGTCAAGAGCGATGGTCTTGACTTCCTCGGTTGCCTTGCGGAGAACGCCCATGTAACGTATCCTTTCCTCTAGGGAATGGTGTCAACTAGAGTCGCCAACGATACAGATTTGTACCGTTGACGACCCTAGACGACACTGATAAACAGTTTACGAGACTGTCTGCTCGCTGTTGATGAGCCTTGCCGTGAAGATTGGCGAACCAACCGGGGCGACAATCAGGGCCTCAACAGACTGCTCCAAGTAGTCACCTGCCGAGAGCGGAACAGCGACCTTGTTCCACCTGACGTTCGGGATTTGGATACGGAGCGTGGACGGGATTGCCCCGCCAGCGACCGTAGTCGAAGTCAAGTGAAGGTCTACGTCGAAGATTGTTTCACCAAGGAACCTGTCATACTCCGACGTGTCGGTGAAGTCAATCGTCAGAGACAGGGTGACCTCACGCATACCGAGCGCCATACGCTTCCAAGAACGAGTCTTGCGAAGTGTACCGATACGCTCCATGTTGTTGTTGATGCCGAAGGTAAACTCCTTGACCGTAGTCAAGAGAGTGCCGGAAGCGACCTTGATATCGACGCCGGAGAAGTGGAACGGAACAACGTTCGAGTAAGACGGTGTGCCCGCCGAACCCTGCTTTGCGCGGTTCGTACCTTCGAGGCCGAAGGAAGCGGTGACGATTTCGCCGTACGCTGCCTTGATTTCAAGGGTATTGACACGAACACCGGAGTAGCGCATGATGAGAACATCTGCTGCGCTGGACTCGAAGGTGAACGTCGGTTCCTCCGAAGCCGGGGTGTATACGTGCTCGTAACCGCCACCAGCATACGCGCCGGAAGACACCGTTGCTGCAAAGGCCGACTTCAAGAGGGAAGCGATATCCGTTGGGATAAGTTCCATTTCCATCGAGCCGGATACAACGTACGGGGCTGCCATTGCGATGTACTTGTCGCGGCTGTGCCTAATCTGGTCAGGCACGATAAAGTCGTTGGAGTCCTCGAACGAGAACGAAGATACCGGGAGCCACTTCGTCGGAGCGACGAAAGTACCATCGGTAACCTCTACTCCATAACCTACGTAGCCAAGTGCGCCAAGGCTCATACTATAGTTTCCTCTTTACGCTTCGCGCCCACGCTGCTTGTTGACAGTGAGCGTGACTTGTGCGGACTTGGCAATGACCGAGCCGCGCACCTGCACCATGTAGTCAGTCGCGGAGGCAACAACCTCCCTGACGCCTGTAAGGCCGTTCAAAGAACGGGTGGAGTCCCTACGGAACCAGTTGCGAACCTTCTCCATGACTTGAACCATCTGCCGGTCTGCCGTTGCTTCAAGGACAGTTGCGTCCCAAAATGCACGAGAGTCCACGACGAGGGTTACTAGAACTTCAAGGTCCCTTACTTCGTACCCCGTCGTCTCAATGTCGGGCAGGTCACGAACCGGCTGGACCAAGAAAGCCGGGTAACTGTTCACGGGAATGACGCCGGGGTCGCCCCAGTAAACGGCTTCGATGTGAATAATGTCGGAGCACCCGCCGTTGGCGCTATCGGTGTCCTTGAACTCCGTCAGCGCCGTGACGATAGCGTCTACAACCGCTTCCACTACAACTTCTCCAAGTCTCTCGCAATAGCGATGCGCGCTTCCTTGCGGGCTGCGTCCAGAACGTCGCCGTTGACGAACCAGTAGGGACGAGCGGCCATGTTGCCACGTCCAACCTGATGCACAGCCTTGCTACCGCTGGCTGTAACATTCACAGAGCCACGTTTCGGCTCAACCTCGACTCTGATACTCCCTCCCTCAAAATCCGTCTTAGCGAATGTTGCAGGGCCTCTGACGGCACCTAGTTGTGTCGTCGTCAGCATCCGCAAATCCTCATAGCGGTGGAGGATTGGTCCTGTGCCACCAAGGCCCATTTCCTCACGCTCCTTGACGGTGCGGGCTTTGAGTTGGTCCCAGCCGCCGACCATAGCGCCCTCTGAGCGGAAGTTCTTGGCGAAGACGGTGCTTGCGCCACGAAGACCGGCGAGTGCGTACTTGTCGGTGCCGATGCGGAGCGTACGGTCAACACGGCGCATCATTGTCTTGGTGCCTTCGAGGCCCTTGACAGTGACAGTTACGCGCAGCATTAGCCAATCCTCTCGCGCCTGTACGGTTCCAGCAGGTCAACAATCATCTGGTCGATGTTCGTGACCATGAAGATTTCTCGGTCTTGCGGGCCTTGGTACTGAGGCTGAACGAGGTTTGCGACCTTTAGCGCAGTGGCACGCTGCACGTTGGAGGGAACGGGGTCGTATCCGGTCACGTAGCCAACGGTGTAGAAGTAATCCCTGTACCAAGGCCCGTTGATTGGGTTCTTGAACTCGATGATGCCTCCTGCACGGATACGCACCAGCGAGGGGTCAACGGTGCCGCTTGTTCCCAAGTCGTTGACCCACGCAATCGAGTTGACCACAGTGACCGGGAAGTCATCGAGGATGAGCCTGTTGCCACCGCTGCCAAAAGACTCCGTGTAAGCGGAGGCAGAGGCAAACTTGCGGTCGCAGTAGTTCTCAACCCAGTCCGATGCTTCTGTGATGAGGGTTTCAAGGGCATAGGCGGAAGGTGCGAAGGATTGCTTCAATCCGAGCGTTGCCATTTGCTCCTGAATGTACTCTGCGGTGATGAGGTATGCCATTATGCGCCTCTCAGAAGACGGCTACGCTTTTGACGCTTCTTCCTGAACAGGGTTCCGGCACGCGATGATGCGCGGCGGCTGCCTGCGATGACCTTTGCCATGGACCTAAGCGGAAGGTTCCGCCTGTCGTCCTCCATCTTCAATCGTGCTTTCTCGAAGTACGATGGGCGGCGACCCGGCTTCCTGCCGCCCTTGATGCTCTTGTTCCTCGATGACTGGCTCTGCCTTAGGCCGGGAGCAGACCTTCTCAATCTTGCCAACGATGGTTTCCTCGTAGGCAGACCAGTCGAACTGCTTGACTGCCTCTAGTCCCTGCGCACGCATGCGGGCCATCTTGCGAGGGTCGCGCTTTAGCGAGAGAATGACCTTAGCGATATCCTGCGGGTTCAGGTTAGCGTAGCGTGTACCCGACTTATGGACTTCCCAGTCATAGGGTTCGATGCCGACGCCGCCACCAAGCCTTGCAACTTCCCAACCGGCACCATACTTGGTGACGGCGACCGGCGTGCCACAGGCCATGGCCTCCGCGATGGGAAGACCAAAGCCCTCAACCTGAGAAGGCAGCACGAACAGGTCGGAGGCTGCCACCAGTTCACGAAGGCCGGGAACGTCCAAATCCCCCAGTTCAGGCACGGCCTTCCCGAAGCCAGACATGAGGGGGTTGAAGATGACGCTCTGCTGAATGGCGAACGCTGTGGCTACTTCGGGCAAGTTCCACCCTTCGAGCCAGTGGTTCTGGAAAGGAACGGTGTGCAGGTAAAGCAGAACGTCCTTCTGGTTGTACTGATGCTTTAGGATGCTGATTGCTTCGATAAGACGAGTAAGTTGCTTCCTGCGAACGTTTTGCGACACACAGACGACGACAAACTTGTCACCCCAGCCAAGCCTATCGCGCATGACTGCGCGGTCTTCGTCGGTCATCGGCGTGAACACGTCATGGTCAACGCCGTGGTAAACGAAGTCGATATCCTTTCCGATATCGCGCTTCACAACCTCCTGCCCATACTTGGAGCAGGTCATGAACTCGATGTGCCCAAGAATGGTGCGCCAGTGCATGTTGACGATTGGCTCACCCTCGATTGGGACATACGCGAAGAACGGCATGGCCTCGGGGATTACAGCGGACATTCCGGTCACGCTTCCGGGGTCGCCGGTCATGTAGATTACGTCAGGCTCGTACTCTTTGTCTTCGAGCACCCTGATGAGCCTCATGTAGCCCATCGGGTCGTCGCTGGACGGCACGAACTGCGTGATTGGGAGGTCAGTCTCGACTGCCTCGAACTTTAGCCCCGTAACGGTGGCTACGTCCCAGCCCTTACTTAGGAACGCTCTTGCGGCGTGCTGGTTGACTCGTCCGAACCCCGTCTTCCCCAGCGGGCTGTCCCCCACCATCAGAACTTTCATCTGCGCTCTCCTGTACGGCGCTATCAGCACTCTTGGTGCTCAGGGAGGCTACGAGTTCGTCAAGGCTGATTTCGCGGCCTGTAACGGGGTCGAGGCGGTAGCCCTTCATCCATGCACGCTGCGCCCAGTGAGTGAACTCGGGGTCGCGTGGCAACTCGATTACGCCAAAATGAACGTCAACCTCGCCTTCGTAGAAGTAGAACTTCTGGTCAGGGAGTTCGTTCGGGTAGATGTGCTTTAGAAGTACCTTCTCGGCCATCATCACGGCTCCTAGTCTAGCAGGAGGGGTCACATTTCTGCAACCCCTCCCGTTTTAGTTACGACTTAGAGAACAAAGTTCTTCAAGTGAACCGGACGCCCTTCGAGCGCGAAGCCGAAGTAGCCCTTAATCATGAAGTCCACAGAGTCCTTGGTCTTGGCCAGTTCCTCGAATGTGAAGTCCTGATGGACGAGCAACTTAGCGTCTGCACGCTTGAAGAACAGAATGTCCGTGCTCGTCTCCCAGTGGAGGTCCGTAACAATCGGCAAGCCGTCGTACGTGAGAACACGGAAGCCCGCAGCGACCTCAACACGGTCGTTGAACTGCTGCTGAGCCTGCAGGAGGGAGTTAATCTTCCTGCGAACCGCACGCGAAGTGAGGATGATATCAACGTCACCACGGGATGCGTCGATAGCCTCGTCAATCTTTGCGAGGGTCAGGTATGCGCCGGAGGCGTCAACGACGCCAGTGCCGGAAGCGCCCCAGTTGAGCACGTCAGAGGTATCAATCTGGTGGATGATGCCCTGAATGTCGTCGGAGCCGCCAGTTGCCGTAGCAATGTCGGTGGACAACTTCTCAACGAGAGCCTGCGAGTGTGCCTCGACTTCCATCGCCATAGCGTTGAACAACGACCCTGCAGCACGCTGCATCGGGCCGGTGACCTCGCCACGGGTGTACAGGTAGGCAACAGACTTCTGCTGCTTGCTGTACGTGGACTGCGTAGCGGCAGGCAGAGAGCCGCCGTCCGTAGCCCAAGAAGCGGTCGGGAGGGCATCCCTACGACGAATGAAGTAGGTGTTGGTTGCCCACGGGACCTTGTTCACGACGTTATACAGGACCGGCTGCTCTGCAGCGTAGTCGCGGATAGCGCCGTCAACTACCTCAGGGATGAGGTAAGAGCCGGTGCTCGCAAGGTCAAGAGCCTTACGAATAGTCATCTGGTCCATGTTTCTTCCTTACTTGCCCTGCGTCTGCAGAGCCAGAGCGAGACGCAACCTCTCGGACGGGGTAGCCTTGCTCAGGAGGTCAGCGAGTTCGCTTTCCTGAGACTTCCTCGTCTCGTCGGTGATTGCACCGGGGATTTGCGTACGCGGAGCCTTTTCAAGTTCCTCGATACGAGCGGCTTGCTCCGCGTTGGCCTTAGCAAGGGCCTCAATCTGAGCCGTCAGAGCAGCAAGACCGTCGTCTGCCGTTTCCTCTGTTGACTTGTCGAGGGTATCTTCCTCAGCCTCGGAGTCCGACTTCTCGGAACCGACTTCACCAAGAAGACCAAGGTCTGTCAAGGTGCTTGTCATTTCGTTATAGAGCGAAAGCAACTTCTTGCCGTTAGCGGCGGAAATGTTGCGCCCAGCCTTGTCAACGTCATCGGAGTCATCCTCAGCGGACTTGTCAGTCTCGTCCTCGGTGACTTCCTCAGTCTCAGACTTGTCAGTCTCGTCGGCAACGGCGCTCGAAGCGTCGGTGTCCTCCGCTGACTTGTCTGTAGTTGCGTCGTCAACTACCTGCTCGTCGGCAGCCTTGTCCGTAGCGTCCTCGACGTTCTCGTCAAGGAGTTCGCCATTCGGTCCAAACTTCATCGCGTTTACTCCGTCAGAAGCGTCTTCGAGTGACGCATCCTTAATGCTCTTGGAAAGTACCGACCCGAAGGACGGGTACCATGCAGGGCGTGTGGTGTTCGAGATTTCATCAAGAACCACGTCCTTGTACGTACGGATGGGCTTGGTGTAGCCTTCAACAACGTCGTAAGCGTAGTCAAGTACCCTACCGCTCACGGACATGCCGTACTGCTTTCCCTTGTCCAACTGCTTCCACAGGTAGGAGGATGCAGGGTTGTCGTCGTCCAGCCTGACTTCGATGCCAAGGTGGAAGTGCTCGTTGACCCAAGCCTTCGTAATGACGCCAAGGTCGCGCAGGACCCCATCAGGGGCGTGTGCGTCACGGTAGACTAGACCTTCGTCTGGCCTCTCGTTGATTTGAGCCGCGAACCGCTCGATGAGTTCGGGGGCCATGCGCTCACCCTCGGAGTCAACCTCCGGGCCGCTCGCATAGCCGATGACGTACTTACCGTCAGCGCGCTGCTCGCTCTTGATGATGGGGAACGTGTACTTGAACGTTGCCGCAAGAGTCATAGATTATCCGTCCGTCTGGTCCTCGCCACCGGAGCCTTCTCCGGTTGCGGGTTCCTGACCGCCCTCGCTACCGTTAGCCGGTGGCGGGGAGCCTGCTGCGGGCGGCTGATTTTCGGTTCCCTGCCCGCTGATTGGCTGTCCAGATGGGCCGATAAGACGAGCCGCAACATCGTCCAGCCATTCGACCGGGATTGCGCCCGCCGCTGTCTGGACAAAGTGAACGTCGCCGCCGTCAATCTTCGGCAGGCCGAGTTCGCCCTTAATCTGGTTGATAGACATAACGCCAAGCCTCTCGGCCTCACCGTACAACTTCATCATGTCGAGCATGTCACGACGGCTAGAGTCGTTCTGCCTGAACAGAATGTCGTCCCACTTGTAAAGCAAGAGGATAAGGTCGTTGTTGATTTCTTCCTCGACAACCAACTGCAGCGGAGCGATGTTCTCCTGCCTGAATGTGTTGTCGGCTTCCTTCGAGGTCGAACGGTTCGAGTCCTCTGTGATGCCCAACTTGGAAGGGTCAATGTCAAGGACCGAGAGGATTTCCTGACGGTTGAACTTACGACCCTCAATGAACTGCATTTCCTGACGGGTGGAGACGGACTTGTTAATGTCAATGTCGCCTTCGAGCAGGACAGGCTTGTGTGCATTGTCGGGACCGACGTAGTTCTGCGTCAGCCACTCACGGTTGCGCTCGACTTCTTCCTTGTTGCTGTTCTTCATCGAGAAGATGATGCCAGTGTGGGCAGAGTTCTCGAAGAACCTCTCGTTGAACTTCATCGCAAACAGGTCGGATGCGACTGTCAGTTCAAGAGACGAGAGCAGGCTGAGGCCGCGAATATCATTGTCGGGGTCATCGAACTTGAACTGAACGATATCCTCGTGGTTGTACTCGATTGCGTCTTCGCTCTCAGCGATGGGTCCGTAGCGCCACTTTGACAACTGGCCATCTACGGTCTTCTCGTCCATGTAATACGGGTGCAGCCTGCGGGCGCTGATTGGCGTTCCCGCTGCGCTCTTATCACGGATGATGAGCCAGAAGGCTTCACCGTAAATCAGCAAGTCCTTGTAGGTCACACGGAGCAACTGGCTGCCGTTTGACACACGGAAGAACTTGCGGAGCGCCTTGACCTTCATGTCCTCGACTGGCTCGTCTGGCTCAGCCGGTACGAAACGGTACCCGTTAGCGACGGCTACCTTGGCAATCTTTTCGATGCCAGCACGCACAGTTGGGTGCTGCTTGTACATTTCGTAGAAGGTCGCATAGCGAGCCTTCCTGCTGCGGTCGATGAAGTACGCCTCGCCGTTCTTGGTCGCACCAAGGACAGTGAAGTTCGCCCTCACCGCGCCGGGAGCCGTCTGGCCAACCTGCGCCTTCTGTGCAGCAGCGTCGGTTGCTGTCTTAGTCCTTCTAGTCGCTGCCATTGTCGTCCTTACGCAGGTAGAATGTCCACGTGCAACTCAGTCCGTTGGGGTCCGAGACGCGGACACTCCATGAGTTCTTCCTCACGGTAAAGCCCGAAACGTCCCCACGCTCAATGGCGCGACGAACACGGCGAAGTGCTACCTTCACCAACGGGCTGAGTTCTGTCTTGGAAACAAGACGGTCGAGTTCACGTGTGTTCATGGCTATGCTGTCTCCGGTCCTTCCTTTGCGACCCACTTTACAGTGGTGCCGCACTTTCGGCAGGGGCCTTCGACAGAGCCACGGATAATCCTGTAGAGGTCACGGTGCTTGATGGCGATGCGCTCACCAGAAGCCTCCGCGTACCCAAATAGGGTACCGCAGGTGCACCTGACCGGCACTGGTCTACTCATTGGCTCTTGGCCCTCTCGGTCAGCCGATGATGGACATGCGAGGGGCTACGCGCCCTTCGCCGTACATGGCAAGCATCAGTGACCAGAAATAGTCGTCCGAAGCGTTGCCTTCACCGGCAAACTTGTAGAAGTTAGCCTCCGTCTTGGTGCGACGGATGCCGTGGATTTGACGCCTCAGGTCCCCTAGGTTGGGGAAACTGACTCGCCCTGTCTGCATGTCACCCTTGAACTGGGTTGCCCACTTTTCCTTCTTGGCATTGGTGAAGACCACACCCTCAATATTGGTATTGAGGATGAGGCGCTTAGCGTCCTCCACAAACGTTGCACCGACACCAGTCTGGTCGATGGAAACCCGGTTTGGCTTGACCGCCTCGATGAGGCGCTGCATGTATTGAAACTGCTCGTTGTACGGGTCCTGCGACGGCTTTGTGAACAGAACCTTCTTGACGCCATCGTCAAGGTGCTCTACGACCGTGAAGACCGTTTGGTCGCGTTCCTTTGCAAGGTCAACGCCGATGCTGAGGTATCCGGCTGCGTCGTAGGACGGGTGCCACTCGCGCCAGATTGCGGCCTCGTTATCGGTGCAGTTGACAATGAGGTCCCATGTGTAGTACGCTGTAGCCTCGTCAGCGAACGAAGCCTCGTACTCCGTCTGGAACCCGATAAGGTCGCCACCGAAGTTGTTGTAGATGATGCGCAGTTTGTCCGTGCCGTACTTTAGGACTCGTTCCTCGGAGCCCTCGACCGCAGCGGCCAGAGCCAAGGCTTCCTCGTAAAGTTCCGGCTTGACCATTGCCGAGCACTCCCACCACGGAACGGCGTGGCGGCTGTACTCAGGGTAAGCCTGCGTGTTTGTCATAATGTCGTAGAACAGACCTGACTGGCCGAGCGGGGTGCTGATGATGGTCAGGCGACTGTTTCCACGGGTGATGGCGGGCATCGCGGCGCGGTACAACTTCTGAGCGTCCCTGATGTGGGCAAACTCGTCAAAGTACACGTCCTTGCGTCCACCACGGACAGCAGACGATGCTGGCTGGCTGATGATGGTGCTTGTGTGCGGCGGGCGATGGAAACTGATTTCCGTGTCCGCATCCGTCCACAGAACCGGCTTTAGGGCCGGGTCGTGCGTCTTAAACTCGTCAGGAATGCTGTGGTAGATGTTCCGCGCAATCTCAATCTTGTCAGAAGCCTCCTTCTGGTTGATTGAAATGATGTTAGCGCGGTACGCCTGACCTACTGCAGCCTTGTGGACGACCTCTCCCGCGAGGATTGTCGAAAAGCCAATCTGGCGGCTCTTGTTGACGATGCGGAAGAATGAATGGTCATTCAGGTAGCGAACCTGATACGGTTCGAGCCGGAATGGCGCTCCATCCAGTTCCGTCAGTGTTTCCAGCCATACTGCCGGGTACTGAGCCAACAAGGATACCAAGTCGTCCATTTGCAAGGAGGTTTCGGTCTGCAACAATCTTCACAAGCGGCTGTTCGCCGTCCTTCTCTGTATCCTTGCCCTTTTCGACTTGATGGCGAAGGGTAAGGAGCGAGTTGAGCACCTTTAGGCGGTCAGTTACGTCCCTGCGGAAGACAACCTTCTTGACAGTGCCAAGAACCTCGCCTGTGTCAGGGTCAATGTCGATTTCGTTCTCGCCCTGCATTTCTGCGATGAGCGCCGGGTGCAGATTGCGGCCCAAGAGCAGGATGAGAATGTCGAGTTCGCGCTCAGTCGAGACAACCTCGCCACCCTTGACGACCTTCTTTAGGTACTCGTAGTGCTCAGGCGGGATTACGCCGTCGAACTGGATGAGCAACTGGTCTGCCAACTCTGTCGGCACCAACGACTTGCTCTTGTTCTTCGAGCCGGGTGGGCGACCCCTTCCGCGCTTCTCTCCGCTCAGGTTGCGCGTACGGGCCACAGCACCGGTCCTCTTGCTGCCCTCTGTGGAGCGCAAGCCGGTTCTACTGTTGGCGTGGCGGGGTTCGGTGTCAATCATGCTTTCCTCTTGGGAATGCGGAAGCCCCCGCCACCCGCTCAGGCGACAGAGGCTTCCAGATTAGTCTCCCTTTTGGCCACTGGGATAAGTGGTGAACGGTGAGATTGCCTACTCACATGCGCGTGCAAAGTTGGTTTATAGCAGTAAACTGTAAACCACGCAACCCTACGTTAGCCTCCCGGCAAGAGTTCACGGCTGGCACCGCTCCGCACCTTCCGCCGTTTAGACGCAGCCCGCTCATCGCGTCGGCCACTGCCCACGTACTTCCGTGTGCGTTTTCTATCTCCGTAGTCCCGATATGCCCCCACTCTGCGGTAGAGGCTATTCCGGCACGTTCCTGACGAGGCCGCTAAGCCCCGCCATTATATAGTGGCTAGCCCGCAAGGACTCGAACCTTGACCTGAGTGCTTCAAAGGCACCCGTCCTGCGTTAGACGACAGGCTAATGGTGAGCCGAGAAGGACTTGAACCTTCAACCTAGGGGTTAAGAGTCCCTTACTCTGCCGTTGAGTTACCGGCCCTTGGAGAGTCAGACGAGACTCGAACTCGCATCATAGGCGGGGTAAAAGCCCGCTGGTCGCCGTTGACCTTCACTGACCCATTGGTCGCCGTGGGTGGACTCGAACCACCGGTACAGTGCTTATGAGACACTTGCCTTACCGCTTGGCTACACTGCGTTGGCCTCTCCGAGTGGACTCGAACCACCGACCTTGGCGTTAGGACCGCCCTGCACTGTCCGCTGTGCTACAGAGAGATTGGCACGACTGACAGGACTCGAACCTGCATACCAAGCGGGTAGAAGCCGCCCGTTCATCCGTTGAACTACAGTCGTATGGAGGTTCCTGTCAGACTCGAACTGACGATGATGTGGGTTGCAACCACACGCCTTGCCTCTTGGCTAAGGAACCATTGGTGCTTCCAACTAGACTCGAACTAGTTTCTACGGGTTTTCAAGCCGTCGCATAGACCGTCTCTGCCACAGAAGCACGTTTGGCGCTGCAGTGCTACTGGCTAGGCCAGTTCTTACACACTCCGGCTGACTAGACCGGGGCCGGGAGTCGAACAGAAGGTAGTCAGCCAACCTCGACCCGCATCGACGCCTCATTTAGTTGCGGATTAGGAGAGTTCCCGCGTTGCTCCGTTTCCAGACAACCCAGTCGCCGCTAGGGCGACCCCCTTGGGCATATCGGCAGGTTTCGAGTTCCACGCACGACGTAGCCGTATCATTATGCCGTTAGGTTTTACGTCCAGACCCCGGCGAACGGACTCATATGGAGCACCCATTCGGACTCGAACCGAAACCAGTTGCTTACAAGACAACTGTCCTACCATTAAACGATAAGTGCTTGGCGAAGCCAATGGGACTCGAACCCACTATCTCTAGCGTGACAGGCTAGTATCAATACCTCTTAGACCTTGGCTCCATGGTCCTTGCTGCTGGACTCGAACCAGCGGCCTCCACATTATCAGTGTGATGCACGCATACCTACCGTGCTCAGCAAGGATAAACGCCCTTGTCGTCTCGAACGACTCCTGCGGCTACGCGCCGCCGTGCTACCGATACACTACTGGGGGCTATGGTACCGTAACGGGGACTCGAACCCCGGACCTCCTACTTGGCAAGCAGGCGCACTAACCGAGACTGTGCTACTACGGTATGGACAGCGCGACGGGACTCGAACCCGCATAATCGACTGGTTAAGGGCCAGTTGGTCGCCATTGACCTACACGCGCCGATTGGCTCCA